TACCCAAAACAGGCACTTGACTTTAATCATCTAATATCCTATATATACAGTATGAAAGAAGTACATATAAAAGTATCAAACATATCTCAAAAGCAATGGACCAATTTGCTGATTGAATTAAATCTTGTTAAAGACGCGTGGCAAAGATTTGGTCCGGAAATAAATATTAAAGCTAAAAATTTTGATCGAATTATTAAATGGGGGAGAAAACTACATGGTCAAGACACTGGTGATATTGATTCTACTTTTCAACGGCACACTCGTCGAGGAAAGATTAGATTTTAATTCTCCTATACCTGTAATGGATTGTTTGGCGATGGGGGACTCTTATCGTGCAGCACTGTCCACGTATCAGGGACCAGGGAAAGAACAAGGTTGGTATCTTAATGATGGTCGAGGAACTATTCAAGGACATTACTGTGAATAAACCTACCCCAAAGGGAATGGAATAGGTTAATTGTGGTGAGAAGATTTCCTCTACCACATTTCTGCCACATTGTCAAATGCTCTCCACGACTTTACATGTATAACGAGTAGCCAGCCGAGCCTGATTGACCATCTTATATCCAATCTTAGAATAAATTTTTATAGATTCATAATGGGCAGCTCGTGCGCATTCATACCAGCTATTATATAAAATTGGACTCTGTATCGGAGCCATACATACACTTTGCGCACTTAAAAAAGAACACACCCATATTGTTAAAGTAAATTTAATCATTGACAAAGTTTTAAAAAAGTCCTATATAATACTTCAAATGAAAGGAACACATGACTGATATAACTAAATATCGTAACGTTTCGCTAACGCACCAAACATACAAGACATTGATTAATTTGTCCAAAGTTTTATTGCCGGATGCTAAATTATCTATAAGTAAAACGATTGAACAAATAGCCAATGAGAAAGCAAAAAAGTTAAATGGCAAGATTAAAAAAATACCAACTTCATAAAGAAATTTGTGACGTGTGCAGAGGCAACGGATATGTTAAGGTTGTCCATATTGATCAAAAGAATCACGTTCACCAATGCTGGGAATGTGACTCGGAAGGAGAGTTTTATGTATACGAACCCAAACTGGCTAAGCACGATGATGCTACTCACGGTACTCGTAATACTTACAAGTTCTTGCACTGAGTTCGCTATGATAAGTTCGGGCGCAGGAATTGCTGTGAGTCAGAACGCTTATGCAAAAACTTATAGTGGGATAGATTTTCTAACTGTTATAACTACAGAGAAAGATATTAAGATGCATGCCTACGATGCATTAACAAAAGGAAAAGATGGAAATAAATGAAGTAGCCTACATAGCTGGACTGTTTGATGTAAGTGGACATGTATCATGCTACAAAAAAAAGACTAAACATAACGACCGAGGGGGAAGGATTTATAATCAATGGTATATCCGTTGTGAAATAGCTCTGCCTAATAAAGAAGTCATTAGCTGGCTTCATGAAACTTTAGGATTCGGTTGGAGTAGAGAAAAAAAATATAAAAATTCACCTAAAAAAGGATGGTGGCGTTGGGGCTGCGGATACAGAGACGCCTTACAGTTTGCCAAACTGATGTGGCCTTATACACAAGTCAAATTACATAAGTTAGAATCTATTATAGATCACTACGAACCAAGAGCCCAAGAGCTGGGAGATAATGTTGTGGATCTGGAGACAGAGAGAATTATTAGAAGGGTGTACCCTTAATGAATAAAATTTTTATAATTATATTTACTTCGTTAGGACTTATAACGTTGTTATCTTTGTATATGCTGGTGGTGGTACTATGAAAAATAAATATTTTATAAATTATTTTTCAAAGTCTGATGGTAAGAAGATTAAAAGACCTTATGATCCGCATGCTGAAAAGCAACATGAGTTTATTGCAGGCTCCGGTAATCTTTGTAAAAGATATTGGGACACTAGTAAGGATGGATTGAGAACGGCCAACGCACCATGGACCATCTCAGTTAGGAAATGATTCAAACATCGTTTTTTCCACAACCAGAAAAAGATGAGCCAATAAAAATAATACGGATCGATCGATCTGGTCTTCAACCAAGGAAGGTGGAAGAGCTTCTCCCCGATCACGACATTTTACTAGACACTTATATGATTTATCCAACAGGAGGTTATCATCCTTTTTATGGCGTGCATAATACATTTCCTCGATACCAACTACCTATTTGGCCTTGTGTAAGAAGAATTAAATTTAGTAAAAGATTTAAAAATGATAAAACATTATATAACGTAAGAAAACCTAGTTGGGACACAAACCACTTAAGTTCACAGATTAATCCCTTTATTCGGGCTGACTATTTTTCAGTCAGTCTCACAAAATCAACTCGTACTATGAGAAATGACTATACGACAATATTAAAAAATGGAAAACATAAAATACGTTCGAGAAACAACATACATAATGAACAAATGCATCGGCTGGTTGCTAAAGCTTTTATCCCTAATCCGGAAAACCACCCTTTAGTTTTGCACATCAATGATGACTCAACAAATTATCTTATAGAAAATTTAAAATGGGGGACGCAGAGAGATAATATGAAACAAAGAAAATTGTTTAGAGTTCCCGACGGCATGAAAAAGAGATATTTAAATCTAGTTAACAAAGGAATTATAAAAGGATGATGGACGATAAAGATATAAAAGAATATCATGATCTGGATAAATTAAAGCAATACCATCCATTACCTTCAGGACTCACGGTTGCTGACTCAGGGATCGCGGGCCAGGGAGTCTTTACTACACGACGACTCGTTGCCGGAACTGAACTTGGAGAATCTCATTATCGTATTGATAATCAAATGATTAGAACTCCTTTGGGAGGATTTATTAATCATGCTGATAAACCAAATTGCGAACGCAACCAGATTAGAATTAGACCCGGCTTTGATAAATGGAATTTAATGGTTATAGAAGATATTGAAGAAGGAGAAGAATTAACATTAAAATATAAATTGTATGACCCCAAAAAAACCTAAGTGGGATGGAAAGTCTCGAGTCTCTAATGATAAGTATCGTAAACGATATTCAGAGATTACTTGGTCTAATATAGATGAAATACATAAGGGATTAATGAGAGATAAGGATAAAAATTTAAAACATGAAAAAAAGTAATAAATACAGCTATATAACAGGAAAACAGGTGACAGATGTAGATACTGGAACTCGATTTTATGACTTCCAGGGAATGCGACTACCGAGCGTTACAACAATACTTGCAAAGACAAAGAATCAGGCGTATTTAACGCGCTGGAAAAATAAAGTAGGACATGAACAAGCTGAAGCCATTAAGAATCTATCATCAAAGCGGGGGACTAGTATGCACAAATTCCTTGAGTCTCATATTCAAGGTGTTGGCTACGATGATCTTACAGCAATCGGATGCGAGGCGAAGCCCATGGCCCAGAAAATTATTGAAGAAGGTTTGCTCCCTGTTTCGGAATACTATGGTTCAGAAGTTATGCTACATTACCCTGGGTTATACGCTGGCTCTACTGACCTGGTTTGTAATCATAATGGTCTGGAAACTATTGTAGATTTTAAACAGGCTAATCGACCTAAGAAGAAAGAATGGATTGAAGATTACTACGCGCAGATCGCAGCGTATGCCATGGCCCACGATGCGTATTACGGGAGTGAGATTCGTCAGGGTGTAATCATGATCTGTACTCCGGATTTGTATTACCAGGAATTTCGGATCACGGACCACGACTTACGGACCTGGAAACATAAGTTTCTTAAAAGACTCAACCATTACAATGAGCTTATCTTTGATGAAAAGGAGAGAGCTAAGGTCAACATGACTGATCTGTTAAAGGAGTTTGAAAATGATAAAAAGAAAGATTTCTTGGAAGAAGCCGAGAAAGAGAAAAAAGAACTCAATGAATCCTATCAAGAATCTGTGAGGCAGGCGCAGGAGAGAAAAGATGTTCCTAATAAGGCAAATAAGGCATAAATAAGGCAGCTGACGGATTCTGTATATGTATGGGAAAAAAAATAAAAAATAAAATAAAAAACACTGAGTAAAAAGTGTCAATCTGTCACTTTAGGCTATTAGTGTTGGTATACAACAATAATGATTGCCAAATTATGGAAATAAAAAGTGTCATGTGACAGATTATAGTGTCACTTTAGGTCCAATCTCAGATTGCCCGCGCGAGAGGTGATTTGGTTTTTTGAAAAAACTGTTTTTTTTACCATACATATACAAATTTAAGAGATGACAGAAGAGAGCTTTTGGGATAAATTCAATGCAAAACACAACCCAAGATATTATAATGCCACGAAAAACCAAAAGAAGATTAAGCTTAAACCAAAACGTCAGCGACGGTATCCCTTATTCAAAAGTAAGAGTTGAATGGATTGATATATTATCTGACTCTGGGTGGGCTGATGAAAAAGGATTTAATAAAATGAAATTAGCTTTCCCTGTTAATGAAGGTTGGTTGTATAATAAAGATAAGTATGCTGTTAAGTTGTTTGCTTCTTACGATCGGGACGAGGATGGCTCTTTAACTTTTGGGGATCGGACGATGATTCCTTTGGCGTGTGTGAAGAAGATTCAGAGGATTTAGGAGATTCAATTGCTTCCCCCTCAACAGTCTTTGCATTTAAAAGAGGTTCGTAGTCGGTTAAGATTTGCTTCATTTTGGCTTCTAGTTGTTCCTCTGTTAGCTCTTCTAGCTTCCCATGTTTTATTATTTTTCGGTCTATGTACAGGCCTGCTGCTTTGCCACGATTGGTTTCAGCGTTTACTGCAGAAGAAAAACTTCCTTTCTTCAAAGCCATCTGTTTAATTCTATCTAGTTCTGCTATGTGGGTTTCATAATTAACTTCAAACTTCTTAAGTCTTTCTTCTTTAAGCTCACCTACAAATTTTGCCACCAGTGGTGACAGTCTAGGGTTCATAAGCTCTGATCCTTCTTGTCTTGCTCTGTTATGGCTGTAGCCAGCCAGCTTTGCTGCTTCCATTTGTGATACAGGTCCTTCAGGTCCACCAAATACTATAAATTCGGCGAATCTCTTTTGCATTTCTGTTAATCTTTTGTGAACTCCCATGGTTGACAATTTAAGGTAACTATCCTATATTGTCAATATGAAAGATCAACCGGAAAATGGAGAAAGAGCTGAACAAGCTACTTATGAGGATGAATCGGCTACGTCTAAACGTACTGTTACTATACCTCTCACTGAATATGATCTCATCAAACGAGAAGAGCATTTTATTAAAAGTCAAACTTTAATTGACATCATAGATAATATTGAAAGATTAGTTAGAGCATTGAGAAAGCATATTATAAGAAAATGACAGAATATAGAGGACCACAAGATTTAACATTACTACTTGAACAACATCAGAAAGAGATTTGGGATTGGAAACAAAAAGAATCTCAGTGGATAAGAGATAAGAATTTATTAGATGGTAATAAACAAATTATAGCAGAGTTGACAACCA